CCTATATCGAGATCGACAGCATCGAGACGCTCAAGGAGGCGTACTCCTGGCTGACCCAGTCGGACGAGGCCAAGGGCTTTGAAAGCGTGGCGATCGACAGCATCAGCGAGATCGGCGAAGTCTGCCTCGCTGGAGAAAAGAAGATCGCCAAAGACCCGCGCCAAGCCTATGGTGCGCTCGCTGAAACGATGGGCGAAATCATCCGCGCATTCCGCGACCTGCCCAACCGGCACGTTTACTTCTCAGCCAAGGTCGAGAAGACCCAGGACGATATGGGCCGCATTCTCTATGCCCCGTCCATGCCGGGGTCAAAGGTCGGTCAAAGCCTGCCTTACTTCTTCGATGAAGTTATGGCGCTTCGCGTCGAGCGTGATGCCGAGGGCGTCATTCAGCGCGGCTTGATGACGGAAAGCGATGGGCTTTGGCAGGCGAAGGACCGCTCTGGCAAGCTCGATCCGTGGGAAGCTGCCGACCTGGGCGCGATCATTTCTAAGATCAGGGGGGCGTGATGACCGTCAAACTCTATCAAGACTGGATCAGCGCCAAGGAAGCGGAGCGCGCCGCCGTTGAGGCCCGCCGGGCGATTGAGGATCAGCTTTCCGCCAAAATTGGCACCACCGAAGAGGGAACGGTGACGTTCACGGATGCCGGGTATTCCATCAAATACACCGTGAAGATGAATCGGACGGTGGATGGCGACAAGCTCCGAGAGATCGCCGCGGCCAATGGCCTTGACGCCTATCTCTCGACCCTTTTCCGGTGGAAGCCGGAACTGAATCTGAAGGCATGGAAAGGCACCACCGAGAACATCACCGCGGCCCTGGCCGAGGCGATCACCACCAAGCCGGGGCGTCCCGGTTTTGACATCAGCAAGGAGAATTGAAGATGGCTTTTCTTGGACAAGAGTTTTCCCGTGATGAACTGCCCTCTGGTGGTTCTTTTGAGCCGCTTCCGGAAGGCTGGTATAACGTCACCATCACCTCTGCCGAGGTTAAGGCCACCAAGGCCGGGACCGGGCAGTTTATTGCGCTCCGCATGGACGTTACCGGGCCGACGCATCAAGGGCGGGTGATTTTCAGCAACCTCAACATCAACAACCCGAACCCGAAGGCCGAGGAAATCGGGCGGCAGCAGCTCAACCAAATCATGGGTGCGATGGGACTGCCGACCGTTCGTGACAGCGATCAGCTTATCGGCGGGAACGTGGCCGTCAAGCTGGCGATCAAGGTCGAAGGTGACGACAAGAAGAACGAGGTGAAGGGCTTCAAGGCGATCAGCGGCAGCGCCCCGCCAGCCCCGTCTGCCTCTGCCCCGGCCCCGGCCAAGTCCGCCGCCCCGCCGTGGGCGGCCAAGAAGTAACACGTTACCAAGGACGGCGTGGCGAAAGTCACGCCGTTACAGGAGTGCCATCAATGGATGACTACTATCAATTTCTGGCAAAGAAAGCTCGGATTGATGTGCCTACTGGCATCGACATCCCATGCGATCTTCCATCGTCCATGTTTCCACATCAGCGAGACATCGTGACATGGGCATTGCGAAGAGGCCGCGCGGCGTTGTTTGCCGGTACAGGCTTGGGCAAAAGCCTAATGGAGCTGGCATGGGGAGACGCAGTTTCGCGTCATACAGGGCGCCCGGTTATTTTGTTTGCCCCTCTTGCTGTGTCTGCGCAAATGATCCGCGAGGCAGAAAAGTTTGGAATACAAGCACATCACTGCCATTCGCAAGATGATGTTATTCATGGGGTTAACGTCACGAATTATCAGAAGATGGATCATTTTGATTTGTCTAAGTTCGGCGGCGTAATACTCGATGAAAGCAGCATTCTCAAGCATCATACAGGCCACTATCGCACCAGATTGATTGGTGAATGCAGGGACATCCCATTTAGGCTTGCTGCTACGGCTACTCCTGCCCCGAATGACTTCATGGAATTAGGGAACCACGCTGAATTTCTTGGCGTCATGTCATACACAGACATGCTGGCGACGTTTTTCGTTCATGACGGCGGAGACACGTCAAAATGGCGCCTTAAGGGCCATGCCGAAGATGCCTTCTGGCGATGGATGGCATCATGGTCAGTCATGTTGCGCGCCCCGTCAGATCTTGGATATCCGAATGATGGATATGATCTACCGCCGCTTATCCAGCATCAGCATATTGTGGGCGTAGAATACAAGCCATCAATCGAGACTGGCATGCTGTTTCCGATCGAAGCCAATACCATGCAGGAACGCCTAGCGGCTCGTCGCGACAGCATCGAAGACAGGGTGCGAATGGCTGTTGAACTTACGCCGACTGATCGCCCATTCGTATGGTGGTGTAACCTCAACTCTGAGAGTGAGGCTCTTGCCAGGGCAATCGGAGCCATCGAGGTTAGAGGGTCAGATGATGAAGTTTCCAAAGAGCAAAAGCTTGTTGATTTCAGCGAAGGTCGCATTCGCGTCATCGTCACTAAGCCTAGCATCTGCGGATTCGGCATGAACTGGCAGCATTGCGCAGACACTGGTTTTGTCGGACTGAATGATAGCTTCGAGCAAGTATATCAGGCTATCCGCAGATTCTGGCGGTTCGGCCAGGAAAACTCTGTCAACGTGCATTTCATAGCGGCGGAGACTGAGGGCGCAGTCGTTGCAAACATTCGCAGAAAAGAAGCCGACGCCGAGAAGATGGCTGATGCAATGGTCAGACATATGGCTGACCTTACAAGTGCATCAATTCGTGGAACAACACGAGACACAATGGAATATCAACCGGCCATTCCAGTGAAAATTCCTGCATGGCTGAACAAAGGAACATCGCAATGATCTCTGCCGTCGATCAAGTAGTGACTGATAAGTATGCTATCTACAATGGAGATAGCTGCGAACTCATCCGAGCTATCCCAGACAACTCTATTCATTTCGGCATCCATTCGCCGCCGTTTGAGGGGCTGTACAAATTCAGCAACTCGGACAGGGATATCTCTAACAATGAAGGTGATGCATTCTGGCAGCATTATGGGTTTCTGATCCGCGAGATTTTCCGCGTGACGATGCCTGGACGTCTGCATTCCGTTCATGTCATGCAGCTTCCGACCAGCAAAATCAGGCATGGATACATCGGCATGAGAGATTTTCGCGGGGAGACTATCCGTGCATACGAGGCCGCAGGGTAGATTTTTCATTCCGAAGTCTGCATCTGGAAAGACCCTGTTGTCGCGCAGCAGCGCACGAAATCCATTCGCCTGCTGCACAAGCAGATTGTGAAGGACAGCACAATCAGCGCTCAGGGATTGGCTGATTATGTTGTGACTTTCCGCAAGCCTGGGGAAAACCCGGAGCCTGTTAGCGGATGCTTCGATCAATGGATTGGCGAAGGTGATGGCCCTGATCCATCAAAATACACCAGCCCCACCGATGGGCGGAACTGGTACAGCATTGAGGTGTGGCAGCGTTATGCATCCCCCGTATGGACTGACATTGACCAGACGCGCACATTGCAATATCGCGGAGGACGAGACGAAAAGGACGAACAGCACATTAGCCCTCTGCAGCTCGACGTTATCGAGAGGTGCATTCAGCTTTGGTCTAATCCTGGAGACACCGTCTTTACCCCATTCCTCGGCATCGGAAGCGAGGTCTATGGAGCTGTGGAAATGGGCCGCATGGGAATCGGCATCGAATTGAAGCCGAGCTATTTTCGGCAAGCTGTGAAAAATCTTGAGGCCGCAACGCGCAAGCAACAGGGGCTATTCGCATGATCCCAGTCGTCAAAATAAAATGCACCGCCGCAGCGTTTGATGACGCTGCGGACCTTGCTCAAGAACTTATCAAAGCAAGATGCACGTTGCTTGGACAAAATCCTGGTGATGGATATTCCGAACGCATCGGAGGCCGCACATTTGTCGCAAAGAGAAAATATGGCGGTGGCATTGATTTGCGCGAAGTTATGCCCAAGCGCAATGAATACGATGAACAATGCGAAACAGAGCCATTATTAGGGATTGCACTATGACCACCATCCCCGAACCACAACATTCCATCGCGGCCATGATCGATGAGGCCCACGCGGCAGTGTCCGACAAGCCCCGGCTGC